TCTTATAATGGTTATGAAGTATCTGTCGGTCATCAGAGAGTATGGTATGCTAAACAAAAAGGTTATACACATATAGATTGTTACCACATACCAAATCAGGCAGCCTGGGAGAAAGTCTTTTCATACACACAATCAAATGACTACTGGAAAAAATATTCTCATAGCGAAAAACATAAACTATCCTAATTTATGTGTCGAGGCCGACTTATCAACATTGACATATAAATGGGATTCGGTGCCTGTAGAAAATTTTACAGAGTATGCAAACAAGTATGATATACCATATAAAGAACTTTTCTCGGATATGGACAAAAGAGGTTTATTATATCCTGTAATTATTCGTGATTTAAAAGCGAACGGTATCTATCGGAAATATCAATGTGGTGGTCGAAGAATAATATGGGCGAAGCGAAATGGGTATACTCATATAAGTGCTTATGTAA